ATACTTATAAAGATAATTTGAGCTCATGTCTTAAATCAAAGCGAATTGCTCAACGGGAAGTAAATCCTGAGAGCGTAATTTTTAGTTGTAAAATAGTTAAAGCTAAAACTGAAATATACATGGACAGAAAAAAGATACTTAAAATAATAAAATAATATAAGAAGAAGAAACAACAAGACGAATAATGAAAATACTATTGGTGATTACTATTTGTTCAACACTCGGTTGCTTACCACCAATAACACACAATGATTGGACTTATGAAAATGAAGACCAATGTATGATGAAAGGATATTACCGAATTGCTGAAGTCGCTGTAACTTATATGAAGACTGTAGGCGTTCAACAATTTAAAGATATGAAAGTTAGAATGATGTATAGTTGTCTAACTGAAGATGCTTGGAAAAAATCAACAGAACCTAAAGGAAAAGAATCTACGATTGAACTACCCATTTAATCTATGCCAAAATTAAAACCTTTAATTTATATATTTTTTTTTGCATACTTTGTAAGTTATTGTACTTATAATACAATTAATTTATTAAGAGAACATCAACAGAAAAAGGAGTCTTCTTATGATATTCCGCATATTAAGATTGATAAGCCGAATTACAACAAGAATAAGTATGTGGGCGTGGAGAAAAGAGACATATTTAAAACACTATAAACACCGAAATAAAAAAGATGAGTAAAGTACCTAAATATGGGACTAAAGTTATTTACAAACGAACACATAAAGGTACATCAATAGGACGTAGACCGATTACTTCCACAATGAACAAATATAAAAGGAGACAAAGTGGAGCAAAAAAATACAGAGGTCAAGGACGTTAAAATAGAAAAGATTATAAAAGAATTACCCGAATTATTAGTTAAACACGCATACCAAAAACTAAAATCAGGTCAAGAACTAACTGCTTCAGAAATGAAAGTATGTTTAGAGGTCTGTAAGACATACAGTTCCGAAAAGTTAGGTGCAAAGCCTGATAATATTCTTGAGAAAGTACCTTTTGACACAGATGGATAAACGATTAGAAAATTTTAAGAATTTTTTGTATTTATGTTGGAAGTTTCTAAACTTACCTGAACCAACTCCCATACAATATGATATAGCAGACTATCTACAAAATGAAGAACGTAGATTAGTTATTGAAGCCTTTAGAGGTGTAGGTAAATCTTGGATTACTTCAGCATTTGTTTGTCATCAACTTTTATTAAACCCTCAAAGAAATATACTGGTTGTCTCAGCTTCTAAAAATAGAGCTGATGACTTTAGTACATTTACTCAAAGGTTAATAAATGAAATGCCAATATTACAGCATTTAATACCTAGAGATGACCAAAGACATTCTAAAATTAGTTTTGATGTAGCTCCCGCTTTAGCTTCTCACGCACCTAGCGTAAAATCTATGGGAATTACAGGACAGCTTACAGGTTCTCGTGCAGATTTAATTATTGCCGATGACGTAGAGTCAGCTAATAACTCACAGACTCAGTTAATGAGAGATAGATTAAGTGAAACTGTGAAAGAATTTGATGCCATCATTAAACCCGATGTTGGTCGCATCATATTCTTAGGAACACCTCAAACTGAAATGAGTTTATATAACACATTAGAGGAAAGAGGTTTCAAGACAAAAATATGGACAGCTTTATATCCAACTAAAGAACAAACGATTGGATATGGTAGTAAACTTTCTAAAATTATTTCTAATATTACAGGTAAAGAAGGACAGCCTACTGACCCTCAAAGATTTGATGATGTAGATTTATTAGAGCGTTTGTCTTCATATGGACGTTCAGGTTTTAACTTACAATTTATGTTGGACACTACAATGTCTGACTCCAATAGATACCCTTTAAAGCTCAATGATTTAATTGTAGCTTCAGGTTGTACGACTTGGGATAAAGCTCCTGCTCAAATTCAGTGGGCTTCAGGTACACAACAGTTAAAAGGTGTAGACCCTGAAATACCAAATGTAGGTTTAAAGGGAGACTACTATGTCGCTCCTTTACACTTATCTGATGAATACGCTCCCTTTGAAGGGGTTGCTATGTCCATTGACCCTGCGGGTCGGGGAGAGGACAAAACAGCGTATGCGGTGCTTAAAATGCTTCATGGAGTGCTATATTTGACCGATATAGGTGCTTTAGATGGTGGGTACTCAGATTCCACCTTAGAAGAGCTTTCTAGTATTGCTAAAAGAAACAAGGTAAATAACGTGGTTATAGAGTCTAACTTTGGAGATGGTATGGCTACAGCTTTATTAAAACCTGTTATGGCTAAGATACACCCTTGTCAAATAGAAGAGGTAAGACATAACATACAAAAAGAGAAAAGAATTATAGATACCCTAGAACCTATTATGAATGGTCACAGGCTAGTGGTAGATGAGAATACGATTAAAGAAGATTTCAAGCTAGAACCTAATCATCAGTTATTTAGACAACTGACTAGGATAACTAGAGATAGAGGTGCGTTAAGACATGATGACCAAATAGATGCTTTAGCTATTGCGGCTAACTATTGGGTGGAGAGAATGGATAGAGACCAAACTCTTTCTTATCAACAACACAAAGATGAACTAATAAATAAGGATTTAGAGAAATTTATGGAACACACAGTGGGTAGACAACCTAAGCGGGAAAGATGGATATAAACACTAAAGTACCCGTATTAGTGAAAACAAAAAGGTTAAAGCTATACTATAGCTATTACTTACTCACTTATTATTAATGGATAGATTATGGCAAAATGTGAAAGATGCGACAAGGAGTGTCACTGTAGTAAAGACGCTAAAGACGCTGGTTGCGTTAATTGTAATTGTCCTAATAACAGGAGCGTATGGTATGTCCAAAGCTCTACAAACGAACAAGATAGAACTTACGAAAACGAGGTTAGTAAATCAAATGGATAATAAAGATACTAATAAAGATATTGAATTATTGAAGACAAGAATTAAAGACAATGAAGGCTATGACTTAATTCCTAAGTATTTAGAATATGATGATGCTAATGGTAATCACATAAAAGAAGATTGGCTAACAGGTGGTCACGGAACTAAGTTAAGTAAGAATCATAAAGAACCTGAAGGTGGTTATACTAAAGAATATTGGGAAAAAAGATTTGATGAGAGGTTTGACATAGCTCATAAAGGAGCTATAGAACTCTTAGGAACAGAGACAGACTACAGAGCCATAGGTGTTATCACTGAAATGATGTACCAAATGGGAGTTGATGGTGTCAAAAAGTTTAAGAAGACACTTAAATATATTAAGAATGAACAGTGGGAATTAGCGTCTGTAGAGATGTTAGACTCTAAATGGGCTGTCCAAACAAATCCAAGAGCTGTAAGATTAAGTAAAGTAATCAAGAATATTAAGTAAAAAAATTTGAGGGGGTATCACGTATACGAATGAACGCACATTTCCCCGTGTGTCTCACCTTTTTACGCACACAAAGGCACACCCCCGCGCACAAAAAAGGAAATTCACGGCTCTATATATACAGGCATGCGCACAGGCGCGGGCGCGGGCATACATAAAGCCACGCAAGGCACACCCTAAAGCCTCTTCTTTATTTCTTTTTGCTGTTGCTGTGAGCTAGTCTGTTTTTTTGCTTTGTACTCTTTATGTGTGTACGCACACGCAGACACACGCAGACACAAAAGCCCAAGTCTGTTTTTTTATTGATACTTATTTCTTCTTCTTCCTTACTTTTAATTAATAGCTAGTAAGTAAGTAGTAAATAAGTAGTAAGTAAGTAAGTAA